CACGCTATTATTCCCTAACTCGAACTGTGCGGACGCGCTGTTGTCGTTAGTAATGGTGAACGTGTCGATAAGTTTAAGCGGAGCGGCGCCGTCATAGGCGGATACGTCAACCGATGCAAACGGACGGGCGCTAAAATTGGTCGTGAAATCTGAACCACTCGGCGGTACTTGTAGGATTTCCTGATTCAAGCCAATGAACGGGAAAGAGCCGGTCACCATCGCGTTAACTGCCTGTTCGATAGTGAACCCGGTAAACTCGACTCCGCGGGTTATGATGTATGAATCTGGGTTCCCGCATTTACCTTTCAACCATGTCAAGATTGAATAGGTTTTACACAAGTTACCAGTTTCAAGTTTATCTGCGATACGCAAATTGGCTTGAATATCTGATTCGGCGGTAAGGGTATGCTGGATGCCCGTCCCGGTTACGACTGTAGCGGTTACTGCGGTAACGAGGAAAGCTTTGTCGTTATTCCCGGATAAACCATCGAATTGCACCAGGTCACCTACTTCAACGCCGTCTGTCACAAAGCTACCGGTAGCGCGTGTAAAAGTTTTCGCTGCTGGGTCTACGGTGATACCAATGCCGGATAGAGTTGACCCGGCCACCCATGAACTAGTCATCGCACCGGCCAACAGCTCGTCCTGACTGGCCGCGCTCAGTTCAATAGCGTATTCACCTGTTACCTGACGGTTGCCGGTGCGGATGGACGATGTTTCACGGCTGCCGTCGAGCTCATTGGAAATGAGGGCGTCGCGCGTTACGGCGGGGATGCCACCTGTGTTGCGGAGTGGCTGCCATACCGGGTTAGCCGGCGTCACACCCGGTGTTGTCTCAAGTACGTAAAATTGCGCGGTCATCGCGCCTTTATATGGTTGTAACGCCATTATCTAATCCTCGCTGTAAAGGCTATAAAATTAATTGAGAGAGGCCTCTTCGCCCATCCATTCTCAACAATAAGAGGACCGAGGCTTACTGATTGTACCTCAGCACAGATTTCGTTACGACTAAAACAGTTACCGGCGGCGAAGGTGGTGTTTAGCTTATCCGCTAATCGGTTTATGGGGGCACTACCTAGGGCTGACCCAACGTTAATGTCCACCTGATAAACACCTGCCCGTTGTTCCGTCCAGAACAAGTCGGCTTGTTCCGTATCAGACAATAGCATATAACTCGCAAGATACGGGGCATCCGTAGATGTCGGCGCATCGATGTTCTCTAATGCGACCTTGATGTCGTTGTCCGTGCCGAACGTTACCAGTGCCGTGTCGAATGCTTTTGTTAAGTCCTCGAAATACGTTGCCATTATTTCACCTTAGAGGCTTCTTCATTTAGTAGTTGCTGGAACCTGCTAACGTTAACTCTAACGAACCCTTGCGGGGCCTGTTGAGACCAACCGTACTCCAGACGTTGCGCATACGGCAAATTGTTAGTAAGAGTGAAGGTATGCCAGTCTGCGGCGTTTAGCACAAAACTAGTAGCATTACCTGTTGCCGTGTTGCCGGATTTATCGGTGGCGTCCGTAGTTCCATCGGCGGGGGTGCTTCCTGAAGCCATCCAGTTCATACGAAATCGCCCGGTATCTACGGGACTCGCTTTGATAATCGCAGAAAACAACTTTATAGAAACCTGACGAATTACCTTTTCAGGATTCTTCTTAGCCTTTTCCACGAACCTGGTCACATCAAGCGCAAAACTCATTTTCTCACCTGGATAAAGTATGCTACAACGTCATCGTTAACCATCTTCTTCTCAATAGCAACCACAGACCATTGTTCCCCGCTAAACTGCACCTTGTCATCCATCTTCGGCACTACGCTGTAATCCGCTTTAACCATCATGTCTCCTGCCTGAATGGTGGTTCCGTTTACAAGACCGGCATTAACGGGTACAGGAACCGCTTTAAGAGGGAGTACGACGTCAGGCCCCCACACATACTCCCCTAAAACAGGGTCCCAATGTTTTCTGGCCTTTACGTACCAAATTCACTGTGCTGCCGTATTTTGATAGTAGACGAGTACCTACGCCTTGCATTCGCTTACTAAAAGCAGTGCCCATTACACACCCTCCAGTCTTGAGATGACTAGCAATGCAGACGGGGCCACACCCCAGGAGGTAACCGTTGCCACTTGCGGGTATAACCCGCCGAAGTTAGAACCGGAGGCGTCGCGCATAATCTCTACCGTAAAAGTCTGCCCTGCGGTAGCATTCACAACTACACGAGATTCAATTGGGATTGTGGAATCCGCGCTCGCCAGTTTAGTCGCGGCGGGTGATCCGAATTGCACACCACCCAGCAGAACTCGCGACAGGAGGATAGATGTTCCGCTCGCCCCAGTACGTCCGGCTTGTAACTTAACACGGATGGCGTAGTTGCCCGCGGCGTTGAACGTAACTACACCCGACGCGTTAATCATTACCGGGTCAGCGCTTGTTTTCTGCGCCCCTCCAAAGGCTACGGTTAATGCTGTACCCGTGGTGGTCGGTGCCTGAATATCTGTAGACGACGCGCGAAGGACCTCTACTTCCTTAGCACCGTACAGCATAGAGTCCGCCATCTGAGTAGTAACTTCGCGCAACTTTTCGGGTGTAATTAGCCCGGACTGGTTATCAGGGAAGTTTGCCCCAATCAGGGCGAATATTTCTGATTTAGTCTTAGCCATGTTTAACCCCTGAAGACATTAAAGGAGTAGGCATTATTGCTCCCGCATAAAAGAGGACGTAGCGCGTCATCGGCTGCCGTTATGCTTACTGTACCGCCTGAGTAGCCATTCTTAAAGTAGGACACGGTCACCGCGCCTTCTACCCGCTCCGTCTGCACCTCGCGCCCGTCTGTAGACCCTCGAACGTCCGTACCCGCGCCGTACTCAACCGCGGCCATCACCTGAGCTTGAATAACTAACGATGGTATTACGTTGGATGGCTGCGGGAACCCGTGCAGGTCGATACCCGTTCTGGGGAAAGCCAGTGCCTGGTTTGCTGAAACGCGACGCCCGCACATCTGAGACTCAAAAAGACCCACGTATACAGCGCCATTACGGAGAGAGGCCTCCGCTGCGATGTCATCTTCTGGTAGTTCGAGACCGTACTTAGCGGCCAGCGCCCGCCCGTCTTCCAGGCTGACGTAAGAATCGGCGTTAGGTAAGCCTTGTCCTGTTTCTACGATAAGCGGCATATGCTATTCCTCTACACTTTTACGGCGACGACGCTGCTTAGGTTCACCACCGCCGTTGTAATTCGGTTCTTCTGTGACCGGTTGGGCCTCGATTAATGCCACCGGGTTAGCTTCTTCGCGCATCAGGATTAACTGCCCGTCAACCTCAACCACGCCTTTGTATTGCTCCCTTACTACATAATTATCTGCCATGTCTAATCCTTAAAGCGGCCCTAAGGCCGCGGGTATTTAACTTACGGTTACTACGGTGCTATCCGAGATAATGTTGCCATATCCATCTTGTGCGACAACTTTATATGTACCTGAGTCTGCGGCTACGGAGTTAGCCTTAGTGTAGGTAAGATCTGTTGCACCGGAGATTGCGTTATTATCCTTATACCATTGAACCGTTTTGGGGTCCATTCCGTCAGCGAGTACAACGGTCAGGGTGATAGCCTGACCTGCGGTTACCGCAGTAGCATCATTTAGACCAGTAGAGAAACGCAACGGCATCACGTTTTCCATATCAATCTCTACCTGCCCGTCCTGCGGGCTGTCATCAGATACTCCAACAATACGACGTTTAATTACATCAACCATTTTTATCCTCCTCAGGATACAGTACCAGCGTTTTTAAGGGCGGTTAACAGATTAGTAACGGTAGCGCGAAGGGAAGTAACATCGGTGCGCAACTTATTATAGTTAGACATCAACGCGTCAAACTCTTCTTTCGTAGGAGCGGCTGCCGCGGCTGCACCACTACCGGCACTAATCGCTGGCGGTGCGGCTACTGTAGCGGACTTTTTAACCCCTCCGATTGCCGTTGTGGTAGCGGCGGGAATATCTAATTCCACGTTAACCAGACTGCGGGGTAGCCCTTTACCTGTCTTTGACATTATGTAGTCTCCGTATAAATGAAAAGAGGGACCGAAGTCCCTCTCGATTATAGCTTAACCTTAAGCACCTACGCCAGTTACCAGGAACGCAATTGGCACATGCTTACGGTCGACTACACGGTTCCAGTTGGCGGCGTTAGCCAGGTCCTGCCAGCTAGCGGAACGGGCGATAGTCTCGGTGCCGTTGCCGGTGATTACAGCGCTGGTGAAGCTGTAACCAAACGGATGCAGCAACCACGTTTTACGAGTCCACAGGGTTTCAACACCACCACCATTAGCACGAGATGCTTCACGTTCGTATTCCAGCGGCATCTCAGGATTGCCTTCGCCGTAACCGATAGCACCCTGGCCGAAGATGATGGAGATGAATTTACGGCTAGTGTCCTGACCAACTACGGTCATGCTGTCATCGACGATGACGCGGTAACCCTGGTAGGTGGCGAACATGGTGTTGTTCTCAGCATCACGGATGAAGTCGATAAGCTGGGCTTTACGGGCCTGTGCGTATACGAAGCTGTGCATTGCGATAGCACCGAGAACCTCACCGCCGTTGCCCATCAATGCATCACCCATAGTCTGGGTAGCATCGATGAATGCACCTGCGTCGAAGCCTGAAGTTGCAGAAACGTCAACAACCATGTCGTTCTGCTCGTGATACGCATCAGTAGCGGATACGTTGTCGTTGTACAGGCCGAGTGCAGTTGCAATAAGGCGACGCTGCGCCTGACGCTGCCAGAAGTTATCCAGACGGGATGCGACGGACTGCAACGGATTCTGGCTGGTAAGTTCTACAGTCAGGTCTGCCTGGCCGAAACCTTCGTTCAGATATGCAACGCGGGCCATCATTTCACCGGTCTGAATAGCGCGCGGGGTCGCGATGTCCTGGTATACGTCATTCGAGTAGTTAGGCTCGATAGAAGTATCGATAGCTTTCCAGAACGGCAGGTTAGCGATGTTAGACGGTCCGCGGGCAATCTCGGCAGCATACGGAGTTGGGGTCAAAATTCCGGAGTTGAAAAACGCGGTTTTCTCTACCGGGTCTTCCGTCATATAGGACGCCAGTACAGGGATATTGCCAGTTACGATGTTACCAATAGTGGTGATTGCCATTATTTATTTCCTCAGGGCTTTAAGTTGCCGTTCAAATTCGGCAGGGTTAGATTTATAGAGAGCCAACCGCTCACTTTCACTCATGTCTTTAAACGCTGGTGCGGCCCCGCCGCCTTTATTCCCGGAAGCCCCGCCACCGGAAGCTGCATTTGCTTTAATCAAATGCGAAAAAGCTTTATGTTCGCGCAGGTATTTGCGGAACTGCTCAGGGTCGGTAGTAACAACATTGCCATCCGCACCCATGAATTTAGTCACTACGTCTTCGCCTTCGAACTCGGTCTTAACGAACGGTGCCAGGATTTCTACCGCTTCCGGGGTGATGAAATCACCGGCGAAAGAACCCAAAACAGCCTTACGTTCACTTCCAAGAATTCGCGCGGCTAAAGAAGCGTAGCGTTCTTCTTTCTCTTTCAGTACGGGTTCATACTGACTACGAATCGTCTTTTCAAATTCGTCCATTTTACCAGCAGCCTTCAGGGCCTCCTGGTGGGCGCGCTGCCGTTCTTCTTCGGCTTCTTTAGCCCGGCGAGCAGCTTCCTTTTTCTCGCTAAGGAGCGCTTCCTGATTTGCCTTGAGCCCGGCCACTTCTTTCTCAATCAAGGCCTGCACTTCTTCGGCGGTGTACATTTTTGGTGCATCACCTGCACCCGATTTATCTTCTACTCCAGCTTCTTCCTGGAGTGGATAGTGTAAAAAACGATTCATAGTCAATATGTCCCCTGGACTTTAGGACACCGGGCCACCCGGTGTTTCTGTAACAAGAATAAATTATTCCACTTACTAAGGCAACTATTCCAGAATATTCCTTATGTACTCCTGCAACCGGAACACTTTCAGACGTAACTGCCGTGTGCACTCCGCGTTACGTACGTCGATGGCCAGGTCTTCATCAGCGTCACTGCTCGGGGGAATAAGCTTGCACGGCGGTTGCATTAGTGTCATATCCGGGGATGGAATTAGCATTCTCAGTGGCGCGTCGTTTGATTGACACCCGTTCAGAAGGAAACTCGCAGACAGTACGGCCAGGACGGATAACATATTTGATGACTTCATGGGTGATAGCCTCCGAATTTTCTTTGCCTTCCGATTCGGCGGAGGCGGCCTTAGTATCATTCTGCTGCTGCCGTTGTGTTTTCTTCGTCAGCTCAGCTTGTGCCTTCTTTTGTTGCTGTGAAACGAGATTGGCGCGGCCTTCTACCCACCCGCTTCTGTAGTTGTACTGGCCGTATAACCACAAGGAGAGGATACCGGCTGCCGTGGCTACCGCGGTTACTTTCCAATTCATAGTATCCCCTTTCTTTATACGCTAAGCCCGACGAAGTCGGGCGTTAATCTCGTATATCTGTAAACATCATACGGCGAATCTTAGCTAAATACTGAAAGCAATATAGCTCGGCCCTTCCGAATGCGTTCGCGGTTACGCTAGGGCGTTGTGACGCCCGCTTCACGCGACCCGCACCGCGGTACGCTGAAAGCGTAGTTAGCGTAGCATTTAAAATAATAGAAATCTACTTTTTGAATAAAGTATTCCTGAATTTACATTGGTAAGGAATAACTGGAATAATCGCTGGTAAAATTAAGGCCCCGTCAAGGGGCCTTTCGTTACTTAGGTTCTGAGACCTTAGCCGCTTTGCTAACCACCGACACACCGTCGGCATCTACTGCCTTGACGAAATATTCTCCGGGGTCTTTAACGGTTAGTTCCCCTTCAACGTAAGGAACGTTTATTACCTCTTTACCATCTTTAAACCATTGCAAATCGTAGGGCGCTTTACCGCCTTTTACAACTACGGTTAATTTTGCAGAACCGTCTTTCAGCTCTACATCTGCCGGTTGCAGATCGAAGTACACATCTCCCGCACCATCCAGATACGGTACTTCGTACAGGATGCCGTCTGAGATTGTGGTCAGTCCGGTCTTATCCGCAAACGGCATTTCATCTACCGACTCGCCGAGAACAGATTCGTCTTTAATATAAACAACGCCTTCACCCGCACCAGACACACGTGCGTACTGCACTACTCGACGTGACGGCACATCTTTAACTTTGAAAAAGCCCATCTTTATTCCTCTTTCAGATAATCGGCAACACGTTTATCGAGCTCCGCCATCTCTTTAAGAGTTAACGGGCGCCCGAATCCGTCTACCGATATTACACGAAATTCTTCCGGTGTTATCCCACTATTACGAAAAATCTTACCCCTTACGGGGCCAAGTGCTTCGTCCTGGAACCACGCCGGTTGTTGTTTAAGGAATTCGTAGTAGCTCGTGTCCGCGCTTACCTGCTGACCTCCATCTGCACCCCTGGCCGCCCGTTTTGCACCCTTATCCAGGAAGTCGAATTCTGGACTTATTACCGGTGCTGTGCTCGACCGACAGTTAGGATGCGCTGGCGGTAGCGGACCTTTACCTATTTCGTATTGCATAGAATCCCGCGACCGACAAACGGCTGAGGTTCTGGAGTCAAGGGTAGATACCCACTCGTATTTCGTGATGATGTCGCCGTTCTGAGCGTAAACCTGTTGCCGTGCTTCGTTGGATACGTGCGCCAGCGCTGTCCGGATAACGGTTGCAGCGTTACGCTCGGAGATATCGGCCAGACCACCGGGCCCGACAACGTTCTTAACTATCCGACGTGTGGTCATCCCCTGTACGAACCCAGATTTAACGCCCATAACAAGGCGATTTACCTCGGTTTGCCGCCAGCCGCTCATTAGAGAAACAAAATCAACTGGCTTTTCGCTTAGTTCAAGAGGCGCGAAAGTTGCGGCGGCCCATACTTGTTCGGCGGCCGGTGTTACGAAATTAGCGTTAACGTTGGTCGACAGGGTTTTTACGTTCCAGTTAACTTCATAGTCTGAAAGCTCACGGGCATCGGCCAGTAGCTTCTCATACCACCCAGACGTAATCCCGTTCAGCGCTTGCTCAAGTTCCCGCAGCATGGTGGTAAGTCTCGCCGCCGTTCTGCTGTCATCACCAAACAACAACACCTGCCGCTTAACCTCATCGCGCATCTGCTTGATGAATGGCGCCAGGTCTTTCACCTCTCCGGATGCGGTGCGTTGTAACCATACCTGGTGGCTTATTAATGATGTAAGTAAGCTCATAGATAAACCCTGTGATGCTAAAGTTAATAGCATACTATAAGAAAACCCATCCCAAGGCTATGGGCGACCCTAATTAGTAGAACAACTTAATCATAGTTCTAAAGTTAACTAGAAGTATTTGACGAATACTATATCTAGGTGGTAGTATTCATTCAATACTTCAAAAAGGAGATAGAAACATGAAATCGCAAACACTAGAATTTCCCTATGGGGATATAACTTTCACCCCGAGAAGGTGAGCTGAACCTGACGGTATTAGTGAAGCAGATGAATAAGTGGCGTGAAGAAAATGGGATGGGTGTGAAAAACCTATCGCAGCTGTTATCTACCGAGCAAGCCAGGTCGTTCGCGCGTGTGTGCTGTGAGGAATTAGGGATAGAAAGCGCGTGGCGTGTGGTTAGAGGGAAAAACGCGGCAACATACGCATGTCTACATATGGCTATATGGGTTGCGGAGCAATATTCTGACTATTACCACTTCCTCGTTATAGACCGTTTCTTAACTCAACGGCAGGTAGAACTCCGTAACATTGGTGCTGTTAGTTTTGTAGAACTTAATGCCGCCGTTAGCCGGATGATTGAGCGTACGGAGGGTAGGATTGGGCGTATCGGTCACTTCATACATGTGGCGAATGCGATAAAAGAGTCTATAGATATCCGTGAAGTAACCGGTTTTGATACTTGGGACTCTCAGGACGCCAAAACTAATCAATTACGGAGTGATATTCAAAAGGCTATGGTGACGTTGTTGGATATGGAAGCAGTCAACTCATGGGATGAGCTGAAAGAGACGATACCGCGGGTTGTGCGTAAATGCGCGGCTAATATCCGCTAAAACTAAGGCCCCGTAATGGGGCCTTTTTCTTTACTCCTGTTGTTGTTGTGCCGCTTGCGGAATCTCCCCCGCTACCTGAGTAACAGCACCCGACGGCAAAGGTGCATCTTCAATAGCGTTCAGAATATCCTCGTCGGTCCAGTCAGTCACCCCCGCCTTACGCAACGCAGCGTAATAAGCAGTGGCGGGCAGTAATCCGGCATTAATGTCTGCCATCCACGCAGCCCTGTCCTGTGCTGTCATAGGTTGCAGGAAGAAATCCATGTTAAGCTGGAACTCGACTTCAGAATCTTCTGGCTTACCCAACATCATAGCAACCCATCGTAAAGCATCGGTATACGCCTGACTTACGTTACGAGCGATTGTGGCCATAACGGATGTATCGGCGCCGCGTTGGATGCGCGCGGATTCTGCGGTAATTTGCTGAGATGGTGTAATAAGTTGGGCACCAATCTGGATAGCCTGCTGTTCTTTGTCCAGCATATTCTGGCGGGCCAGGTTGTTTTCGCCCGCCTGAATAAGTTGAGCGCTACCACCATAACCAAGGTTATGCCCGCACCGACTGCCAAATTTGATGCCGTTGGGGTTGGCTTCCTTGAACGACTGTGGTGTAAGGTTATCCCCGGGGTAGATAAACAGCGTAGGCTGGCCAACTACAAAACTTGATTCCTCGTTATCAGCACTGTTCCGGTAGTGCCCGATATTAAGCTCGGCCAATGGCAACAAAGGAGCGTCGTCAATGGTGGCGTCGTTATTGGTAGCTCCGATAAAGGTAAACGGAATTACGCCACGTAACGACTCCCCTAAATCTGGGTAAATCTCCACAACCTCTTCCTGAGCTCCGCCTTCCGCATCGAAACGGAACAGTCGCTGACGATAATTACCATCGGTGTCAATGTCCAGCACGCGGTACTGCTCGCCGTATTTAGTTTCGAACTCGTTTCCAGGTTCGTGGTACTCCCATGTCTCACGCAGCACAACCATAGTTACCCGGTTTACAGAACCTACGCGCGTGAGTCGCCAGTTAACGATATTCTCGGTAGTGTAGAAAGCGATTGTAGGGTTAAGCAAGCCCGCATTTTGTTCGGCAGCGGTGGCCGCGGCTGTTTCCGGAGCATCAACAAGAAGACCACCACGACCTACTGAGTCAATCTCCATGAGTGTATCTTGCGCGTGCTGTATTAGGCCTACACCAGACCCATCTGCATTTTTAAGCAGGTATTCCAGCTCCTTCGGAATATTGATTTCTGGTTCTTTGCGCATGACGCTACCGACCATTCCCGACAGCGTTCGCCGGGTGAAGTTGTAGACGATACCCCCGGCCTCGTATTCTGCCTGACGCGCTTCGCCGTATGCTTTATCTGGTTCATTAAGGCCGACGTTGCGTAAGTAGCCAACCAGGTCTCCAGCAAGCGCATGGCGCACCTTCTGCCATTTCGGCGCGTAGTGCAGCCATTCGCGGTGCTTGGTTTTTACGCCAGAACCCTGGCCGTTTGCTGTTAACATTTAATAATCCTCTTAAAGTGCAAAAGTAACCGGGATATGGGAAACAGGTTTAACCAACGGCATTTCGTAGGCGATAGGGTATCCTGTCGCGTCGTTCTGGTGGTCGTTGCCGCTTGTCTTATCCGGTATACCGTTTTTATCGTAAGCCTGTTGCTCCAGGCAACGTGCTGTAACCGGGCAAGCCTGCTCGTTGACCATTAATCTACCAGACTCCAGCGCTTTATTCACCGATGCTACACGGTCTTTAACCGCAGGGTTAACTGATTTCGCACGTATCTCGAAACCCGCGTTCTGTAATTGGGCAATATCTGACGTACTGGCATCAGTCGATTTACGGTTCTTGCCGCTGGCATCCGGATACATGACGATGTGGTGGCCCTGTCGCCCCCATCGCTCGGTAATTTCCCTGACCACATCCGGGGTGTCGAACATATCCACCAGCTCGGCTACCGCGTGCCAGACATACTCACGCTGAACGTATACGGTGCTAGCCATATGCCCGACGTTGAAGTCCTGACCGATGTACAGCGTCTCTCCAGGTTGTATAGTCTCCCGACTGCTGTTCTTACGTCGGTCGTAAGCATAATACACGCTGCCGGATGTCAGGTTGACAAATTCGCCGTCGATGTAGGCATCAATTAACTGGCCTGGATACGTATCCCGCAACGACTGCACATAATCTTCCGGTAGAAAGGGATTGGATGTTGTCGAGGCCTGAATCATTTCATAGCCTGGTTTCTTTTTTACAGCCCATCTGTCGTGCACAAAACGGAAGCCTTCTGGCGTCGTAAATACCGAAACTGTATTAGCGGGCTTCGGGGTAATTGGACGATATGTACGCGGCAACTGACGGTTACGGGCGATAACTTTGTTCCAGGCGTGCTCGGCGTGGTCTTTATTTAACGTGTCCAACTCGTCGATTTTTGCGCGGAACGATTCGTAGCCAACAATTCGTGCTGGATTATCCAATGTGCGAAGGACAAAATCCCCGAATTGCCCGGATGAGGTATAAATGATGTTGTCGGATTTATTATACTTGTAGCGAATACCCCAATCAGACAACTTCTCTTCCATACGCGGAGCGAGGATAAGGCGCACCAGGTCGTATGTCGGTTCATACATGGCGATAAGTGAATCACTACCGCCCTCCATGCTGTCGAGTAGGGCGGAATTGCACATGACCTCTGATTTACCTGTGCCGAAGCCCGCAACGAAGGCCGGGAACTTACAATGCAGATTAAGGAACGCGCCTTGCGGTTCCGTAGCTGTGATATCAACGTTCACCGGACACCACCTTAATAGTTACTTCGCTAATTGGTTCGTCGCGCGCTTCTTCCACAACAGTTTTATTAAGCCCCAGTTTCGCCGCGGCAAACGTAGCGGATATCCCGGCTGCACCGGTCTCAGTGAAATACGCCTCTTCCAGGGCTTGTGCCGTCTCATATGCTTCGGCGAATGCAGGAACCTCTCGGAGCCATAGCTTGATAATCGGGATGGTTACGCCGATGTGTAATGCGAAGCGGGCCAGCGACGGCGGTTTGTCCTGGATAAGCGGGCGTTCGTCGCCTTTAGACGTGGGTACGAGTTCCCATGACGCGCGGTCGAAGAACCTGATTAACTCGTCGCAATAGTCCGGATCCCATAGTTCGGCGGAATGTCTGGATGACTGATACAGGCTTTGTTTACCACGCGGGCGTTTACGGCGACGGTTTGCACTAACCGCTTCTTCGTGCGCGGCGGCCACTACTTCGGCGTCAGGCTGTTTTAATTTGAGTTTCATGCAATCCTCTCTTAAATGCGTATGACCATCATAGCGCATCAGACGCCCCCTGAGCGTCTATTAAGGATTGTACAGGGGAATGAAGGCCTGTGTACAGAAAAGCCCGCAGAAGCGGGCTTGTGTCAGTTATATAGGCCGTGTCGTAGTGCTCTTCTACCATCGCCGCCGTAATGGTCGTTAGCTGCGGCGATAACCCAGGCGTTCGGGATGATTAGCAATCTCATTTGAAAAACCACAGCAGGATGCCGGCCGCTCCTGATACACCCAAGCCTAAAAACATAGGCCACCACAGATATCAGGGAAGACTGTTAAACACAGTCGGTTGTTTTATTAGCGCACTGAGAAAGGCAAACCAAAACATCAGGTCGCCAGTGGCATCGGTAGCCTTCAAAATCTCAATCATTCTCCACTCTCCTCTTTATAAACCCACCATTTACCTACGGCTTCCCATCGCCACCCGCGACTATGTATGGCTTCGAACCTACGACCAAATACTGTTTCCCCGTACCACATGACAAATAGCTTCACCGCGGCACCAGCACCAGCTTTATGAGCATTCAAACGGCGATACGCTAGTGACATCCTCGTAAGACTTACCGCCTCAACAAATGGCCAAAGAAACAAAATCCACATCAGGTACATAGCACCGGCAAGCAGTAATGTTGTGAATCCTATACCCATGAGGATGAGAAAACTATCCATCACCCCTCCAGCTTCATACGGTCGTTGCGCGATAATCCACGTTTCGTGTAGATGACCGGTGACGTTTTCGTATGGGTCATCAGTCGGTTGTTATAGATGACATGTTGCTCGCATTTTGTGTCATGGCGGTACTTGGACAATGTCATCTCATTAAGTCCCGTCTCCCGGCACGTATCAGCCAGCGTGCCGTGGGTCTCTATTAGTTTTGGGATACTAGTAATCATTCCTGTTCGCTCTCCTTCTCAAGTCGTTCCAGCAGCATCTTGTATGCTTCTAACTGGAATTCTTCGTTCATTGACAGGTCCAGCTTACTTACAGACTCCAAATACGTGATGCGTTGGCGCAACGTTTCTTTGCATACTCGTTTCATCGTTTAATCGCCCCCGCACTTAACACACTGTCCGCACATATCTTTAGGATTGTTAACAAAATCGTGCTCGCACTTATTCAGGTCATAACGGTTGATAAGCTCCCGGCGATACTCATTAAGGTAGTCAAGCGCAGCCTGGTGTGCCTCGATTTGCGCGTCTACTGCTTCAATCTTAAACCTGCCGTTGGCGGCTTCTACCATCATCTTTTCATATTCGTTGTTAGTCATTTCTTCTTACCCCACATTCGATTGAGATACTTGTTCTTGTCCGGTCCTGGGAAACTGTTACGTTTAATCAGTTCCTCGCGTGTCGGGAAGGGCGTGTTACTTACCTTACCGCCCACCTTAAACGTTACCGTTACTTGCCCGTTGTCGCTCATTCCTGCACCTCCCATCCGAGTACATCTACGCCGTCATAGTAATGTGAGGTGCGCTCCAGCTCGGCGGCGGCTTCGGCCTTTTCTTCGCTGAGATAAACATCAAAAACGTAAGTGTCCTCGTACTGGTGCCATCCCGAATACGATATATACTTTCATTTTTGTTCCCCTGCATAAGCTGCTTTCAGTGTCTGCATCGCGGCGAACCAGAACGCGTCAGCAGGAATTCGTGTACTTAGGTTATTAACGGCAATGCGTGCCATCAGTTGTGCGTCTTTGAATGCTTCGGTGTCCAGTAGCGGTTTGCAATGGTAAAAAACTTTATCGCTTTGTAAGTTCATCTTCTCTACTCCGTTCTCGTTGTCGATGAACTAAATATAATAGGGTTAATGCTACTAGTCAACTATTATTTCGGGATACAGATAAAAAAATCCCGGTAAGGGTCAGGTTACCGGGATAAAGGAGCTAGAGGGATGAATAAGCAGGAGCGACACCAGTATCTTAGGAATGCTCCTATGTGTCAACCTACTTTGCTTCGCGGCCGATGGCTTCCGCCTGTTGCCACAGCATACCGTCGAATAGCGCAACACGACCCGCGGCACGCCGACGCAATCCAAGGAGTGATTTGCCGTTCTGATAATGGAACTGAGATAGCTTATTCCGCAGTGTGGCAACGTCGCCCTTACGCAGGGCCTGCCCTGTTCCGGTAGAAGCCGCAATCACACCGGCGCCAGCGTTATACACCAGGTCGCACATCGCATCGAACTGTGACTGATTGAGCGACGGATGCGCTACAGCGTCTACCGCAGCTACGGCCTTAGCCATATCCTTGTGCAGCAGCAGAAGACCCTGTCCCTCGGTAATTTTCTGGCCCTCTTTCACATCTGCGCCGTAGTGGCCGTAGCCAATTGTCAGGTACTTCTCGTTCTTCGTCGCCCTGTACGCGGTTCCACGGAAACCCTCGAACGCGGCGGTGAATTTGATGCCGTTGTTACTAATGTTTCGGTTTGACATACATCCTCCGGTATTTGTAGCAGCGAGCGCCTTTCACGCAAATATGACGCACCGATTTAAGCGCGAATATAGCGACGAGAGTCGTAATTATGGACGGTGGAATGGCACCGGTAAAGAGATGGGCGAGACCTCCGGCGGCGGTAACCACCGACGCCATGTACAGCAGGCGGCCGAAAAGACCGTCTTCAACCCAGTCGGCGTAGATATTAATTAACGAGGTGGCGATGATGGCAACCAGGCAAATGATGCCAATTGATGAGTTGAGCATGTTATCTCCCCCACGGTAACTTAAAGTTGCTGAGGGATGAGTCAGCAGCTTCGAATAACTTAAGCCAGAACATACCTACCCCGAAAGGAACCAGGTACTGACCCTCAGACTGTGATAATTTCATAGTAACTTATAATGATGGGGGATGCGTACACTGCACAACAGGCGGAAGCGGTGAGATGGCACAATCGCAACCATGGCGAAATAGCCTCACGCTTCTTAATCTGAGATACGGCACCCCCGGCGAGGCCCGCCACACTAAGCCAAAGGTATTTATCGTCCACAATAAAAAATCTCCGAAAGTTGGTTTATCCTTCGGAGATTAGCATTTATACGACAATTTTAGTAACAGATAATTCGGATTTATCCTAGTCGATGTGTTATCACGCTTCCATCGGTACCAGGGTCAAACCTCTTCGCAACCTCTACCGCTTCCGTTGCCGTCGCGCCCATGAACATGGCTGTAAGTGCATACGGAGCCCCGGAGCCTACGGCAGCAGCGTTACCTGCAATTGGTATAACCGAGCTTAACGGTGCGTCCCACGCCCTACAGAATTCTACCGCGAAAATACGGTTATCCTCTTTAACAAACACCAGCGCCGAAAAGTCGAAGTCGTAGTGCTTAGGCGTCAGTATCTCATCATCGGCAACCAACAACATACCCACCCCGGCGTCCCCGGATACCCCTATAACAAAGTGGTCGTTCTCGTAAATCTTGGTATCCGTGTGGTATTTGTAATTGCCGGTGACACAGGTATCACAGGCCATGGTTTTGCCGTCGAAAGCTATCGTAGTCATATAAATTACCTGAACGTATAAAGTCGAATAGATGGCTTGTGCGGGATTTCGGAATACCCACGTTTACGCCACAGTTTGTACAGTTTAACCGCCATATGCGCCCTTGCCTGGCTACTGAACTCCCCCAGGTTTACCACTTTCTTCCCGTCGTAAGAGTGCGCACGCCACAGACCTTTGCCTACACAATACTTAGGCTGGTGCACCCCAGGGATGCGCGGATACACGTCCGGCATCTCATTAACTGGCTTTGCGCGCGGTTTAGGTTTACGCTTAACCTTTTCTTTAACGCGAGTAACCTTCTTTGTTACCGCCGATGAAGGAGGTGCCAGGTTGATGCCGGCGTGTTTCAGTATATCGGTTGCGAGACTCATTTCTCCCCCTGCTTAGATAACCGTTTCAGTGTGCAAATACCGCGTACCTGAGCGTCAACAGGACGCTCTACGAAAGTTAACGGCGCGTTCTCCGCAGCGCGTGCGGCTACCTGGCACGCCTCTAACGTATAAAACGTTTCTGTTCCGGCAAGTTGTAGCTGACCCGCGGATACAACCCATATGAAAAGTATACTTGTCATTTGATTATCCTGTACTTAACTATATCCCAGTTGTTGTTATCAATCCCCCACCGGTAGTCCTGGGCTGCGCCGACGGCTATAGAGCCATTGCGGAATTCAACCTCAACCTCACAATCGCTAGGCACCGGGCACGCCTTACGTCCTGGATTTTCTATCCAACCATCGTACAGCTCATGTTGTGGGTTCAATACTGCCCCGCATTTAGTACACTGTTTTAAGTCGCTACTCCACAGAACCAAACGGTAGTAGTGCTCACATTCTTCGCGTTTAGTCACTCGGTAAAAGTCGGCATTCATAAGTTCGATAGTATCCCGTAGTTCCTTAACCTTATCTACCTCCCGGCGTAACCTGTCTTTCAGCATGCGTATGTCGCCGTCTTTACGGGCGAGGTGTTGTTGTAAGTTATGGATGATTTGTTTGCTGTCAGAATCATGGCCTATGTAGGCGTCGATAATTGCGTTCTCCTCGTCCGAGTACCCTGAGCGGCCTGTTATCGACCGGTCTATGCTCATCTTGTGTATTTCTGCTACAACGTCGAACTTATTTTGCGCGCTGACGTAGTTGGTCAATCAGGTATTCAAATACTTCGTCTTTGCTACTCATCTCCACACTCCTCGCATACGATAGCTTTCAGGTCCCCGTCACAAACTACATCTTCTCCGGCGCACCATATATACACTGCATCTTCCAGGCTAATATCCTCGTACATTCCTCCCGCCCCTCTCGTTTCGATACAGTAATAGTACACTATTATGTTTGGTTATGCCAATACTATTTTACGATTAATTTATCCCGACGCACCGTAAGATAACGGGGTTTCTTCGCATGAGCACGCCACCACTCAACACGGGCGTAGATGCCCTGAAGCGATGTTACTTTGCCGTGTCTGATTTCTCCGTTCCGCCCGGTCCAGGTTACAAGGTCATTTGGTTTCATTCGTTAGTCTCCGTTATCGATTCGACGAAGTCCCTAAGTTTCAGGTAACAGTATGTCCACTCCTTCGACGATTCTTCATTGCGCGTCGTGGTCACCCCCGGCGGTATAGGACATAGCCGCCGAAGCATCATCTACGGCGTGGACAAGTACCATCAGATAGGTTGCCTGTTCTTTAGTAATAATTGTTGCGTCTCCTGCAACAATTGCGTTGATTGTTGCATTTCGTGAAATAGAAAAATATTAACAAAAATGGTACGCTGCTACTCAGCAGCGTAAGTCACTCAGTAAAATCCTAAACTACTGTTACAAGCTTCCTGCGGTTCCGGTAACAGCACCCAGGTGCGGCCCCGCCACCACGATACCCCAGGAACTATCCACCCATCATCATCGGCGTCCGGATGCGGCCCCGGGGACCACTAAAACCCTAGCCATAAACGGCAACCTCCTTTAAGACCCGAGAATCACCGGCGCGGACTCTTTAGAATCTTTTGCCGTGGGGTTATTTACAGGGAGGTCCCTGCCCCATTAGAGTGCCTTTATTCTCGTCCCTCGTCAGGTAAGCGCTTGCCGCAAGGCAAGTGCGTTAATCCCTGAGTAGTAGACTAAGAATCTTTCGGCATTTCAGTTACGTTGCCGTTGTCCAGTGTTGTGCCTTTATTCTTATTACTTGGTAACTAAAGGGCAGGCCTTAAGCCTGCCCACTAATCGTTACATTTTTACGGTTGCGAATCTACGGCACATCAAGGAATTCAGATACTTAAGAGATATGCTGCCGATGAGAATATAGCTCGCCCAGGGCAGTTCAGATACTAAGGAAGGGAAGTTACTGAGTTTTAAGTTTGCGGGTTTCAGTAAGCCTTAACGCGTATCCGCTTGGGGCGGACCCGCTAAGCTCTCACAAGGTGAAACAGAAACTTAAGTAACTTGAAGTTACAAGAGACAACTTACAATGAAAAAAATGAAAATGTCAATAGGTGTGTTTATAGTTGATTTCCCATTATGCCGTGGGTATACTTGCTTTACTAATTGAGATGGAGGATTTGAGAATGACACAGAATGAAGTAGCTGAGCTTATTGGGGTTACCCGCCGCACGCTGAATAACTGGTTAAGAGACGGCAAGTTCCCGGATTGTTGTGTCCGGATTATGGGTCGCCGGATGCCGGGAACATTCGACAGGGAGAAAGTGGAAGCGTGGATTAGGGAGAATGTAAAGTGACCGATTTCCAGAAAAGGGTATTCAGAACTGTAGTCGCGCTTACGCGTAAAAAAGGGTCGTGTAGTGTTCTTGACTTGCGCCGCGCTTATTTTCAGTACTATAGTTCCTCTCTCATCGAGAGGTCGCTGGAAGTTTTGGTTAGAGACGGAGCAGTTAAAAGTAAGGCCGGAAAATATTCGGCAGTAGCTGAAGTTAAAGGCTCCCAGGCGACCCCAGAAGACCTTGAATAAAAGAAAAGCCCCAACGCGCGAACGTCAGGGCCTTAAACAACTACAAAGGAAAAGCACATGTCAACAGGCAATTTAGCATACTCATGGTCGCGTCGCAATCGCCGTGAGGAACGCGCTGACATTAACGTTTACACCACGACCTCCGGCACCTGGGATGAGTTTGTCGAACTTATGCAACCGCTTAAACGTTCGCGCCGGAACCCCAAGACAGACCCCGGCTACATTACCGCCGCTTGTACCGCCACGGTAAGCTCTACCGGTAAAGAAGCCGCCGAAGGTATGTTCTATCGCTGCAATGCGTCTGTTACGTCTTCATCCCTGGCCTATGCCGACGTGGACAGCGCGACGCCGGAAGAGTTCGCAACCGACTGTGAGATGGTGCGCGAGTCACGTTACGCAATGATGCTCTACACCACGGCATCCCACACCGAAGAAGCGCCGCGCTACCGCGTCGTTATGCCTGTACGCACTCCGGTAACCGGTGGCGACATCATCCGCATCCGGTACGGCCTGTTGGCACACTTCCTTAAAGGTCGTGACGTGGATAGCGCCGGGTTCACCCTGTCGCAGCCTATGTACCGCCCGCCGGTAGGAAGCCAGGTCATCGTGTCTGAAAGTAGCCGCATGATTACGGCGAGCAAGCTTATGGAGGAAGTTCCTGAAATTAACGTTACCGGTGCTTCTGATTATAAAGTTCCGGAGGGTGAACAATCCGAATTAACCGACCTGTTTGAAGAGTTCGCTTTTGAATTCGGCGGACGTATGACCGACCGCGGCCTGCAAATGCCCGCCACGCCGGAGCACGCCGCCCAATACACTACCGGCGAACCTAAGCAGGACGACTTCCTGTTCTGTTGGCCGCGCGACGGCTTCGAGCGACCCAACGTTACCCTGTACCACGATACCGACCTGGTAGCTACGGGCGGGATGAAGCCTGGCGGACGGGATATGTGGGCTTACGCTTGTGCGGCCACCGGCTTACCTTTTGACCGTGTGGAGGTGGCGCTTGGGTGGGCGGAGGGGGTCACTTGCGACGAAGAAGACCTGGACGACGAAGAACCACCAGCACCACAAGCGGACTTCATCGTCGAGGGCTATATGCCGTCTAATTGCATTTGGGATATCGTCGGTGAATCCGGGACGTATAAATCGTTCTACACACTCGGCATGATGTATATCAGCGCCGCCGGGTATCGGTTCGCGGGGGCAGACACCCGTAAAGCCCATCATTTCTATATTGATGGTGAGGGTGGGGAGTTCACGCACACCCGTATCGCTGCGTTGGCCGCTAAATACGGCGATGAAGGTATGCGATATATGCATGTGCTTGACGCTGGTGAATTCGCGGATACGAAGAAACTGGTGCGTAAAATGCGCCAGATAGCGGGCAGTGAACCTGTCGGGATGGTCGCTTTCGACACTCTTAACCAGACCTTCGGGAACTGGATAGACAAGTTCAATGAGAACTCAGCCGGACAGGACGGTATGGGCCGTGTCGTGGCTATGCTCAAAGAAGTGCGCGACGGTACTAAAGGCGCTGTAGGCGTTGTCCACCACACCCCGAAAGGTGGAAGTAAGGCGCGTGGAAGTGGTGCGCTGTATGCCGGTGTCGATGTGGAACTAACGCTTGTCCGCGCTACCGAGAAACAAATAAACGTTGCGCACACCAAGAACAAAAACGGTATGCAGCAGAAAACAATAGGCATGGTGCTTGAACCAGTACAGTTTCGCGAGGCCCCGCCGCCGAAAGAGTTCCAGGCGGTAGAATTCGCTGGGGGTGAGGGATACGGGGAGATAGTCAACCTCGACCTTCCGGAGCCGCATAAAGCTCTCGTACTTATGCCGTGGGGCTTCCAGCCGTTCGAAACGGACGAGGAAAAAGAGCGAAACGAAGGATTGGATGGTAAAGGTAAAGATTCCGTAAAGGATACGGTTAAACGGTCTAAAGACGCTTCGGCCCGTGAGTCGGTTATGTCCGCTCTCGAGGATTTACAGCAAGCCGATGATACGGGACGAGGGTTCACACAACGGCAAATAGTCGCGAGAGCTGGAGACCACAGTATCACAAACCTGGTGCTTGAGAAGATGCTACGCGAGGGTGAATTGATTCTTGGTTGCGACGAAAACGGTGAAGTTGTAACGAATACTTACAGGTTGCCGATGGGTATAGACGACCGTAAGCGACCGAAGAACCGGTATGAACCTAACGACAACATAAAGACAACAGAAGGGGATTTAGAGTAAAAAGAAAGGGGCCATCAGGCCCCTGTATCACCAAAGCTTAACCATCGAGGGTCAACACCGAGAGCATCGGCAATGTGGAAGATTTTAAAACAGTCTACCTTACACACCCGGCCGGTTGCCAGGTGGGTAATCAGGCTTTGGGATACGCCAGCTTTGAAAGCAAGCTCAGTTTGACCCATGCCGGATTTCTTTACGGCGGCGCTCTATGCGAGCGCCTAGCTCAGATTGCTGCATATGTTTACTCCTTAGTTAGATATGCAGTAATAGTACAGTAATAAAATACACGACGCAATTTACGAAAAAGTTCTTGCATAAATAATAGAGTACGATTATAGTCTTTATCACCAACTAAACAGGAGAAGAAATAATGTTAGACCAATTCTTAAAAATTACTTGAACGTTTCGTAGTCGCCCATGAACTGATTGCTGCGAATAGTGTGAAACAGACGTCTAACAAATCCGTAAGCGAAATGACTGTTGACGTCTCCGTTGCCGGTGTCGAGACAGTTAAAAAAGAACTGGCTAAAGCACTGGAAGAAGTCGAGAAAGCAAAAGAAATTCCGGTCGAAGGTGAGGACATCGTCGACACTAAACCGGCAGAAGAGGAGAAACCAAAACGTAAGCCGCGTAAGGCAAAAGTAGAGGAACCAGTACAAGAAGAGAAGGAAGAAATTGATTACCAATCTCTTCGCGACCAGATTCAGGCTATCGACGATGCAATTAACGAAGGCCCTAGTGATGCTGCGTGCGATGATTCCGATGAACTGCTGGAAGAGTTCACCGGTAAGAAAATGAAGATTGCCGCGATTAAAGACGAAGACCTTGCTGAATACCTGGAACGTCTGACAGCAATCAAGAACAAGTATTTCGAAGAAGAATAACTACTTAACTTATGGTGCCTTCGCGTAAGAGGGCACATAACTGAGGGTAAAGAAATGATCTTAGACATCAGCATTAAATGTGAAAACTTAGGGGTTTCTACTGTACGTGGTGGCTTATACGTAGACATTAAAAACGCAGAATTAGCATAAAACGTCCCGGTAGAAGATATAGGCCGTCACGTGTCGCAGATTAAGCGCACGACTTTCGCCAAGCCTTACTTTTATGTCTTTGAGTCGATGCATGGATGGGCTATGCACTGCACTGCGACAATAAGACACGGCATTTAATTGACCAGTGGGAGAACAGGGTATGACCGATAAATGGTGGCTTAACCTGCGTAGTGGCGACAAGGTTTATATCGTCGGCGACCGCAGAAAGAACAGCGGCGTAGCTACTGTGCTGCAAAACGGAAAAAAGTACATCCACGTTGTGCATGAAGCTCGTGCGCTCCGCGTGAATAAATCGTCTGGCAGGCTTGAGGATTACCCAAAAACATTAATATACAAAAGTGAAAAGCATCACATGGTCGCTGTTGACGCAAGATGTCAGTTCGCAGGAATGTTGCAACAGTTAAGCGACTTACATCGCGATGATTCTTTCATTCCCACAGAAGAACAGCTACAGGCATTAAACTTGTATTTGGAGAGTTTACGATGATTCTAAAAGAACGCGGTGGCAATAACGACGTACACGCTTTACTGTCGCCGTCCGGGGCTAAGAAATGGCTGTCATGCGCGGCATCACTGGCCTGTGAAAAAGATATTCCTAACACGTCAGGTAAATCTGCGGTATTAGGCACAGCTATGCACACCATAGCTGAAGTCCATCTTAACGCCTATATCCGCGGTACTGCGTTGCCGTTAGAGCGTGAAGTCGGTGCTTACGTGCTGGATGAAGGCAAAGGCCAGATTAAGGCGTTAATCAGCCCTATGAAAGGCGCGGTACTGATTACGGCAGACATGATTGAGCAGGTGCGCAAGTACACCGACTACTGCAAACCGATTATCGACGTTGCCACTTACGCCAAGCTGGAGATGCGCGTCAATCTTACTGAGGTATTGCATCCGGGGTATGAAGGCGTTGAGACGTTCGGAACCGCAGACCTTGTTGCCGTTCAGGAACTGGCAAACACCGATGAGCATATGCTTATCATCGGCGACCTGAAAACCGGACGACATCGCGTCGAAGCGAAAGAAAACAAGCAGCTTATGCTTTACGCTCTCGGTGTTTATCGCCGACTCAAGAGACGTTATAGCATCACCGTGGTTCGTCTGGTCATCTTTCAGCCGTACGCCGGGGGCGCGTCGGAGTGGGACATCTCGGTTGAAGGTCTGGAACTGTTCGCTAAGTTTGCGCAGAAACGAGCACTGTTAGCCCTTGATGCGTATTTCCGTGGTAAAAAGAACCTGAAAGCGTCTGACTTCAAACCGTCAGTCGATGGCTGTCAGTGGTGTAGGTTCTCTGAACAATGCGCCGCGCGTACAAAGACGGTTAATTCTTCACTGGCGGAAGAACTGGAAGATGACTTTGCACTGGAACTGACGCCGGAGCAACTCGTAGCTGAGTATGAGAAGTTGCCGTTGTTGCGTCAGCACATCGACAAGGTTGAGAAAGCTATGGCCACCACGTTGCATTCCGGTAAGAAAGTGCCGGGGTACAAGCTGGTTGAAGGCCGCCCGGGTAATCGTGCGTGGAAAGATACCGATGCGCTGCTGGAAACGCTATCACATTTTGAGTTGGGCGCTGAAATGCTTCATAAAGAAGTACTAATGACCCCGACCGAGGCCGAGAAGCAGCACAAAGGTTCTGAGCTATGGGCGGCGCTGGAGAAACACGTAACCCGTAAGCCAGGAGCGCCGTGTGTGACAACGGTCGAAGACAAACGGCCAGAATGGAAAAATGTTACTGAAGACGATTTAGAGGCCTTGACATCTTAATCGTACTCTATTATATTACTAATCACTGACCGGGCAGCTCCCCGGATAAACTCTAAAACGCGAGAAAACTAAAATGGGAATTAAACTTAATCTTCGTAAAGTACAAACCGCATGGCTGAACGTATTCGAACGCGCTAAAGACCGTGAAAATAATGACGGTTCCGTTACTAAAGGTACGTATAACGGTACTTTTATCCTGACTCCGGAACACCCACAAATTGAAGAGCTTCGCGATACGGTATTCGCAGTAGTGTCGGAAGCATTGGGAGAGGCCGCCGCTGAGAAATGGATGAAGCAGAACTTACGGCGAAGGTAAGCACATGGACAAGTGCGCTGTGCGCGACATCGCTGAGCGCGATAATCCGTTCGAAGACTTCCCGGAAGGTTTTTACTTCCAGGCCAAGAACAAGCAACAACCATTAATCCTGACTTCGGTTAAGGGTGAAAAGCAGGTAGAACCTGACTTCAATATTGATGGTGAGCAGATTGAAGGTGAGCAGGTATATAGCGGTTGTGTGGCTAATATCTCAATCGAAATCTGGTTCTCCGAGCAATATAAAGTTTTAGGCGCAAAACTAAACGGCATCAAATTTGCCGGTGAAGGGAAGGCATTCGGTGGTTCCGCGGTTTCTGCCAGTGTCGACGACCTGGAAGATGATGAAGACGAAACACCGCGTCGCGAACGCCGCCGTAACCGTTAATATATTTTCTTTTCAATTAAGGCGGCTTCGGTCGCCTTTTCTATAAGGGTCAAATAAATGAATCTGCTTTATCTCGATACTGAAACATTTTCAGAAGCCGATTTAAAAAAAGTCGGTTCCTATGCTTACGCCGAACATCCGACTACCGAAATTGTTATCTGCACCTACGCTTTCGATGAAGGCCCTGTGCAAGTATGGGACGCCACCGACGGCAGCGATATGCCGCGTGATTTGCGTCGGGCGATGCTAAAGCTGCAAAAACCAGACAGCAATCTCAAACTGGTAGGCCAAAACTTCCTTATGTTCGACCGACCAGTTATTAAGCATTGCTGGGGATTCGAACTCCTGGTAGAAAACATTATAGACACTATGATAGTCGCGTTCCGACATGCCCTCCCGGGTTCACTGGCCGCGCTGTGTGAGGTTTTAAACATTGACGCAAGCATGGCTAAGGATAAACGCGGTAAGGCGCTGATACAGCGATTCAGTAAGCCTACGCCCAAGAACTATAAGATTCGACGTTATACTGCCGATACCCACCCAAAAGAGTGGGCAGAATTTATTGCATACGCAAAAAGCGACATTACGTCCATGCGTGAAGTGTATAAGAAAATGCCTAAGTGGGGGAATTCTGAGTTCGAAGACCGCGTGCTGCACTTAGACCAGGTGATTAATGACCGAGGATTTAAGGTTGATGTGGCATTGGCGGAAGCAGCGATTGAAGCAGTCACGCGCCATAAAGAAGAGTTACAGGAAGAAGCCCAACGTAAATATGGCGGTTCACTAACCGGCAAAGACTTCTTGCCTATTTTACAGGAGCTAGCGCCAGCGCACCGCATACACAACGCACAGAAGTCAACACTAAACGATTTGCTGGCGGATGAGGATTTACCGGACGACGCCCGCACTATTATCGAGATGCGTCTCGGGGCTGCTTCTACCGCATCGACGAAATACGCGCCGTTGCTGTTAGGCCGTTCTTCAGATGACCGCCGCCGTGGTTGCCTGCAATACGGAGGAGCGAAGCGAACATTGCGGTGGGCGGGGAAAGGTTTTCAGCCGCAAAACCTGGCGCGCGGGTATTATCACGACGATGAACTGGATAGGGGTATTGCCGCGTTACTTAAAGGCCGTGCACACCGCCGTTTTGATGTGGCCAAGCTAACAGCGTCTACCGTCCGAAGCTGCATTATCCCGGAAGCCGGGCGTAAGTTTGTTGTTGCGGATTACTCTAACGTCGAAGGCCGTGGGCTTGCATGGCTGGCGGGCGAAGAAACCGCGCTTGATACGTTCCGCGCCGGGCTGGATATTTACTGCGTAACCGCAGGTAAGATGTTTGGCATGGACCCCGACGATATTAAGAAAGAACGTAAAGACTTACGCCAGATAGGTAAGGCTTGCCTTCACCGTCATACCCAAGTTTTGACCGATGGGTGGATTTAAGGATATTATGGCGGTTACATCAGCAGATAAAGTATGGAATGGCGAAAAATGGGTGAATACAAAAGGCACGCACCTTATGGGGTGGAAACCGGTAATAAATGTGGACGGGGTTCTAATGACCGAAGACCACAAAATCTTGACGCATTCCTGGAAGGCGGCAAAGCAACTCGTTTCAAACAAATATATGATGGGCCTCGCCCTGGGGAGAGGTGGGGACGCCTGGTTATCCTACGTGAGCTACCAAAACGACAAGGCCAAAGACCAACTACTCGTCCAATGTGATTGCGGAGAGATGCCGGGGCGGGTCTATTATGACAATGTCCGAGCGGGTAAAACCACTCAATGCAACATCTGCGCCCTTGAAGCAACAAAAAAATATCGTAAAAAATATTTCTGCTACGAAGACGCAATGCCGGATGATGCGCACAGAACGCGATTGCTCAACCGGTTGTCCGCGGCAATCGTGCGGACAACAAGCCCCGGAAACAAGAGTTACAAAAACTATGGGGCTAGGGGTATCACGGTATTTGACCAGTGGAGGGCCGATAAAAGGTCGTTTCTTAGATATGTTCAAACTTTGGAAGGCTGGGATGACCCAAACCTCGAAATGGACCGAATCGACACAGACGGTAACTACGAGCCTGGCAACATTCGGTTTGTCAGCCGTTCTGAAAACTGCCGTAACAGACGTCGAATACCTGAGCTTCAACGAAAGTATGATGCAGCCGTTGCCCGCATTGCTGAGCTTGAACGGGAAATTAACCTACTGCGAGCCAGTTTACGACCTGATTGATGTGGAAGACGGCAACCGTTTTCTTATAGCCTCAGACTCGGGCTTTCTTGTGGCGCATAACTGCGAACTGGGCCTCGGCTACGAGGGAGGTGTCGGAGCGTTCGTTACGTTTGCTAAAAACCTGGGTCTTGACCTTATTGAGATGGCAAAAACAATGGACGGGACTTTCCCCGACCACATCTGGGCTGCTACTGCACGTGGGTATGAGTGGGCGCGTATCCAGGAAGCCAAGAGACCACCGCATCCCGGTGAAAAGGATGACAGGCCGTCGTATATACTTGACAAGAAAGTATGGCGCACATGTGACGCGATCAAGCGTATGTGGCGTGAGTCACACCCTGAAACAGTAGCGTTCTGGCGCGACCTTAAAGACGGAATTTTAGCCGCTGTTCGTAATCCTGGTCGTGAATTTTGGGCTGGGGCACACTTGCGCCGGAATGGTGAAAGGGCTATCCGCATATGGCGTACCGTAGAATTTGATTCGTCGGGCAGGAAGGTTCCTGGCTGGTGGTTGTGTATGGAGTTGCCGTCAGGCCGTATCCTATCGTATCCGGGAATCGGCGTTAGTGTGACAAAGGAAACAGACGAAGACGGACGGATAAACACCAATGTAAGAATTAAGTACCAGGGTGAGAACCAGTTAACACGGCAATGGACCACCCTGTACACACACGGCGGAAAGGCTTGTGAAAACATTGTTCAGGCGTTGTGCCGTGACTTATTGGCCTATGCGATGCTTAATGTAGAAGCCGGTGGGTATCCAATAGTTCTTTCTGTTCACGATGAACTGGTATGCGAGACTCCGGATACATCAGATTACACGGTAGCTGAACTGGAAAAACTAATGTGTGCATTGCCAGAATGGGCTGATGGTTTTCCTCTTGTAGCGGAAGGTGCGGAGTTAAAACGGTATGCTAAGTAAACTGATTATTTATTATTTCAGGGAAGAAGACTGTCGAATCTGTCCGCGCTGTGGGATTAAGCACACGAAACGTGAGGGGTGCAATAGATGAGTACGCCTGAGGGCCGCGTCCAGAAATATGCAAAAGAGCGATTCGAGGCCCTGGGGGGCCTCGTACGCAAATTGTCGTACGAAAATAGAGTGGGCGCTCCTGACCTGCTGGTGATTCTCCCCGGTGGCATCATCTGGTTCGTCGAGGTGAAGAAAGACGAAAACACGAAGCCAGACCCGCACCAGTTGCGCGAGCACGAGAGGATGCGTAAACGCGGCGCAAATGTTTTTGTTGTTGGGTCGAAGAAACAGGTTGATAAATTAATAGAACACTATTATATTTAGTTAACACCAAACAGAAATAAGGGAATTGAGAAATGAAATATGAATATGACCGCAAACCAGCACGTGACATCGTACCAGGCGATATGATTTTCAACGTTAAAACCCGCCAGCCTGTTGCCGTTGATACTGTGTTCGTCGAGTCGAACGGTAAACTGGTTATCGAAGATGTAACGGGTAACGTTACGGCGTTCGGGCGTAAAGAGTTAGTTCTGGTGCTGAAATGAGTAAATTCAATAGAAGACCCGATATTGAGAAGGCGAAACGTCTTCTTAACTATGACCCCGAAACAGGTATATTTACACGAAAAGTAAGCATAAAAGGGAGAAATGCGGGGGAGGTAGCCGGAGGGCCGAACGACAAAGGATACATAGTTATTACAGTCTCCGGTGTAAGAATAAAAGCCCACCATCTGGCATGGGCTTTCGTCTACGGGGAATACCACAATGGTGAGCTTGACCATAAAGACCGTAACAGGGCCAATAACGCCATAAATAATATAAGGCCCGCAACAAGGAGCCAGCAGATTCAGAACCGCGACTGCTCATCGCATAACACTAGCGGCGCGATAGGGGTTTACCAAATACCATCTGGCAGGTGGCGGCGCCAGAATAGGCGTCAATAACAAATACATCCACCTTGGCTATTTTGACACTATAGAGGAAGCGTCGCGCGTATACCAAAGAGCTGCGGAAATATACTTCGGGGAGTTCAAGGCATGAGTAAGTTTAGGCGCAGGGAATACCAGAAAATAATGACGTCGTTTATGCTACAGCACCCACGTTGCAATATATGGTGCGGTATGGGTGGCGGCAAGACCTCGTCGACAATGTGGGTGCTTAGCCGCCTGTTCCGTAATGGGCAACTTAATGACGACGACCGAGTGTTAATTCTGGCCCCTTTACGTGTTGCGTCAGGTACGTGGCCAGCAGAACAAGAGAAATGGAACTTCCCGTGTCTGAGTGTAGTAGATGCAACTGGTTCTGAGAAGCGACGCATCGCGGCGCTGGAGTCAGACGCTAACGTGGTTTGCACAAATTACGAAGTTATAGAATGGCTTATTGACTACTACGGCAAAGACGACTGGCCTTTTACCGTTATCGTTGCCGATGAGAGCACGAAGCTGAAATCGTTCCGTAGCCGTTCTGGCGGGAGCAAGAGGGCAAAGGCGCTTAGTAAGGTGGCGTTCGGTAAAGTTAAGCGTTTCATTAACCTGACCGGTACACCATCACCAAACGGCCTCAAAGACTTGTGGGGTCAGAACTGGTTCATCGACGCCGGCGAGCGCCTCGGGTCTTCGTACACAGCATTCACAGACCGATGGTTTAACTCGGTACAGAAAGGGAAGTCAGCTATGGCACGGGAATACCACTCTCGCCCTGGCGCCGATAACGAGATTCACCAGAAAATGAAGGATATTAGCCTGACCATTGATGCTGCCGAGTGGTTCGGTTGTGAAGCGCCCGTTATTGTGCCGGTTGAAATTGACCTGCCGAAGAAAGCACGTCAGGCGTACATCGATATGGAGGAGAAGTTATTCGCAGAACTGGAGAGTGGGGAAGTTGAAGCGGCTAACGCCGCGGCGAAGACGTCGAAGTGTTTGCAGATTGCATCAGGCGCCGTGTATGTATCGGGGCCAGACGGAGAAGCTACCAAAGAATGGGAGAAAGTGCACGATACGAAACTGGATGCGCTCGAGTCCATTGTAGAGGAGTTACAGGGTGCGCCGTTGTTGGTGGCCTATCAGTTCAAACACGAACTGGAGCGCATCCTTAAGCGATTCCCGCAGGCTCAGGCCTTTTCCAAAGGTGCTAAAGGTAATAAGCAGATGGAATCTTGGAACCGCGGGGAAATCGAGATTTTGTGCGTGCACCCTGCATCGGCGGGCCATGGTTTGAATTTACAGGACGGCGGGCATCATCTGGCGTTTATTTCGCAAGGCTGGAACCTGGAGCACTATTTGCAGGTTGTCGAGCGTATAGGTCCTGTACGCCAGAAACAGGCTGGCCACGAGCGTCCAGTGTTCCTGTATCACATAGTCGCTAAAGACACGCTGGATGAGGTCGTTGCCGCGCGTACGGACGAGAAAAAATCTGTCCAGGAAGAGTTGCTTAATTATATGAAGAGACGAGGTAAGAGATGAATAATGAGTTTGATATCGACGCTTGCAACGAATTGATAAAAGACGCCATTAATTCCCGCGAGCAACTTCTAGCTATGCAATTAAAGCGAGAAATAAAACGTATCAGGGAACTCGAAGAAGAGGTTTTACGGCTACGGCAGCAAAGAGACGCTGCTAACGCGCAACTTGACTGGCTACTAGAACAACAGGAAGTTGACAAAGAGAGGGGCGCTAAATGAAATACTCAATTGGTGCGAAATGCTTTTTAATAGGCTACGGATTGGCTGCGGTCGCTTTACTTATCGCTGCTGTGGTTCTGTTATCATAAATTAAGGCCCCTTACGGGGCCTTTACTATTTATGCCAAAGTTAATCTTGTATAGCTTCCATCGGCCCGCTTAACTAACGCCTTAAGGCTATCGCCTTCCAGATACAGTGATATAGACCCGTTATCCCTGACAGCGTTGTCTGGTAGGGCGGACATCGCTACCGGTATCTCAACAGCACGATAATCGCCCCTATTTATTTTTAATGACACGGCATCGGGCAAGCTGCCCGAAATAGCTGTGACTTCTGTCCACGCTGAACCAGAACCTGGGCCGCCGTTTATGTGGGAGTACACGGAACCACTATCAAGGGTCTTTGACAGTTTATGTATCCGTAACCGAAGCGCCGCAGAATCATTATTGAAACTGTTTATGCGAGAGTTACCAAGACCTTCCTCCATCAAATTGGCTACGTTAATCCTTGAGGGGTCTACGAAGCCGGTTATACCACTTACCGTGGAGTTAGGCGCGTCTATCGTCAACCCCTGTCCACTAGTGGAGCGTATGCCTACCAAACGAAGACCGTTCACACGGCAGGCCCCGGAGATGTAGATCTGATTCGCTGGAAAATCTTTAGTATTTGTGTCGATTATAGCAATATTAGTGAATACCGTTTCGTGAGTAAGAAGATATGCACCCGAACCAGCGCAATCCTCGACGGTTATGTTAGAGACATACAGACCTTTCCCATCCATGTCGAAACCTACGCCCAAAGAACCCCTAACCAGTAGATTGTCGATCAAATGGTTTAGGGGGAGCATATGTACCGGGTATTGAGAATACGGGAAATCCCCCGGGCGGTCATCTTCTGGGTTCATGTCGGTATCTGCGCCTAAATCGAAGCCGTCCCATACAGGGTATAGCACCGCCGAATCCCGGAATTGCAGGTTGTAGTTACGAGAGGTCGTAGAACCTACCGTGCCTTGCCATGTTTTAACACCACTTTCGCCGGCGCGATACGAGGTAAACCCGATGACCCCGCCATCGCGCGCGAAACCGCCATTGTTTCGTAAGAATTGAGCGCTACTTACCGAACCGTAACTTGTGCGCCCGCCAATAACATAGTTACCCTTGCCCCAATCGCCGCTCAGGTTTTCAAAGGTAATTACGCCATCTTTTCCGCCGCTCGGGTTGTCAGCGTCTACCATCTTACAGAAATGGCATCCGCGGAACAGGAAACACGCCATAAGACCACTCGCCCGGTGAACCTCGACGCCTGTACATTCCCGAATTTCCAGGGTAGAAGATATGCTTTGCCCTTTAGCTTCCGGAGGGAGAAGGGATTCTATACCAGGAAACTTGGCGTAATCGTTTACCGTCGGCTGGTATCCATCTGTTTTAGACTGTTTAAGTGTGGCCACGATTGCCGCGGGGTCGGTTATCCACTGATTATCGTCGGTCCACGGTTTAATCACCCACGGCGTTGTAGCACTCTCCATAAAGGGGGCTATTACAATGGAACCTTTACCTAATTGCGTAAATACCAGGTTTCCGTCGCCGATAAACTTCGCTTTACAGTCGATGGTCAGGGTCTTCCCGCTGAAGTTAACGGTCTCGTTATTACTGAAAGTGTAATCGCGGTCGATAAGAACGCTATCAACGGCGGCATCCGCCAATTGTTGTAACGTAGTAAAGTCGGACAGCTTAACGGAGTATTTAAATTTCTTATCCGCTTCCGCGCGAAAGGTAATATCTCCGAACGCGACCCAAGCGGAATCCGAAATGCCGCCTGTCGTAAGAGGTGTCGACGCCGCAGGGATAACTTTCGGCAGGGGGCCACGCCATGCGTAATAGTTACCGTCCCCGCCATCTTCTTTCGGCCAAAGAACCGCTTTATCCGCGTCGTTTACGCCGAGAGTACCCCCGGTCGTAAAGTTAAAAGATGCCGGGGAGAAACCAGCATCACGTAAGACTGCGGGAAGCGTCTTCTGCGTCTGCCCGGTTACCTGGTTAGTGGCGTAGTCGATATCCGCACCACCAGCTACACCGCCTTGTTTACCGGTGATCACCTCGGCTTCGAAAATCTGGTGTTTTTTAGCTATTTGTAAATCATTAAGTGACAATACATCACCGCAACCGCTGGACATATGGCTATCCTCTTAGTTAAAACCGTTATCGAATCCGCTGGAGAACGCACGACCGAAAGGAGGCACGTTGTCAAACTTATAGAAATCCTTGTCATAGTTAAACCCGGTTATTTTGACTGTTCTGTCATCGCCAGGGTCTACCGTAGAAACAAGAATCATCTGAGCATTATGCCTTGCTTCGTTGCCGAATGAAAATTCAGTTTTCAAAGCGCTATTACCAGTGTAAATGGCTTCTTGCGGCACAGACGTCATAATTACTTGTCGGTCATGTGCGCCAGGGACAACACGAACACTTTGGACTCCGCCATCACGTAACTTCAGAACCAAATAATGGTCATCTCCGGATGTGAACTTAACCGGCTGGGATAGCTCTACGGTAAGACCGTTAACCGCGGTTACGTAGCCGTCGTAAGTAGACATACGCGAACCCTTAACCACACTAACGGCACGATTCGGAAGGGCAAAAATACCCTCTTCAGTGGCGGTAAACGACACCGAAATTTTCTTTAAAATGTTCTTCTGGTGGCGACGGTTTGCCGCCCAGAAAGCCTGCTTATAGTTGCGGATTCCTTTTGAGTCGTAAGTCTCCGTTTTAAGGCCCCCGGTTTCGGGTATGGTTATAGTCTCTTTGACGTTCGTCTTAGGGTCTATGTACGAGAATTTAAGGCTGTCAAAAACCTGAGAATCGTTAAATGTTCTGGTCCACTTTTCAGAAGTACCGGCCTTGCTTCGGTGGGTGAACACCATCTCGGGGCCCATGCGAGGGCGCTCAAAATCGAGAAGGATATCCGCCCCACGCCGATATGGGGTGCAGAATATGGCGTCTGCTATAGTACTAACTATGTCCTGCATGGTGGTTTTATAGTCATCAAACGTGTAGCAAAATTCCCCCGCCTGTTTGTCACCGAAATACGCTTCGACCTCGTTCTGCACGGCAAGTAACTTATCCATGTTGCGTACCGTCAGGTTTAAACCACCCACGTCCGGGTCACGTGCCAGGCGGATGAGGGATTGTACAGCCTGTGTATTAGGTGTCATCGTATCTTCGAAAACACCGTTACCGAGGTATTTGTGTACCATTTCGGTGGCAATCATACGTAACTGTGGTTGCTTAACTTCCGCAGCACGCGGTGTCTGTTTACGCATCGAGTGTACGGTAGTTCTGTTGCCGTAGTGCGGAGTGTTATCGCGTGTTTGCCCGTACAAGTTAACGTACGTTACTTCATCAACCACAGACCCCTCGAAATTAAAGTCGAGGTCTGTTACCCTTCTGGCGCGCACCCGCACCCGTGACACAACCGGCAGGTCGGCGTAAATAGTGACGCCGTTATAATCTGGAGTACGCCCGGACACGGTTCCTTGTGCGGTGTATATTGGCCCGTAAGGAACGCTATTTTCATCGAGTAGCTGGTACTGTATCTCAGCGGTAACGGATGCCAGTGTTTTTGACTTGCCGTTGTCTTTATACATACCATTGGCAGCCGCGATATTGGCGACTATGCGCTCAACCTCGGTGCGGTTTATAGACACCCAATCGGTTAATGTTTTCTCGTACGTGTTATCAGGTTGCAGCGACGCTTCCCCGTCACCGCGGAAAAACGAACCGGGTCTTATTTCTTGCCACCTACCAATGAGACCACCGGGTACTATAAAGGTAACGGTCCCTTCGGATACGCTTAACACTTGGTACCCACCCCCGGAAAGGTCAACATCTGTATTTGTCCACGCTGACACCAACGAAAACGTGTCATTAGGCACCAACACTCCAGAAAAATCCGAACCACCTGTTGGGTCATATATTGTGCCAATGTTCCCGGACAAAGACGGGTACCCGGACATGTAAGAGAAAGAAATACCCAGGCCGTTGGGAGCTTTAAGAACCACGCCATCTACTTCGTTAGATTCTACGGTAATGTACAGGCCCTGCTCTATAGGGTCGCCGACCATGACCTGGGGTGCCGATGTGTTATTGGGCGATGTATATGGTGAGTACACGGCAACCGACGTGCCTGTTATGTCTGATACGCGGGTGTCCCCGTCAGTTATACCTTCAGGGTGTATGTCTAGGTAACCACGCCCGGCGTCGTAATAGCCGTACTCTACAATTTTACCAGCGGCGTTAAACACCTTATAAGTAGACATAAGGTTATTTGGGATAGTTTGCACCGTTCCGCAGATGTCGTAGCTGCGCTCGTATAGGCGGGCCTTGTTGTTACGGTCGGTGAGACTGTTGTTCGGGGAATCCGCCTGCGAGTTCGCAAGGTTAGATTGACGCCCCTTTCACTGATGGTGATAATAGTTTCGCTAGCGGTTTAAGGATAACGCTAAAAATCTTCATTACGCCTTTAATGGCACCACCACCGGCAGATTCCACAATGTGGAAAGTCGCGTTTTCTTTCAGTGCTTCGAAGTCTTCTGTTACGTCGTTATCTTCTCCGATTTCGTCAATGAAAACACGCACCGGCACCCCGTCCGGAACATGGTTCACGACGAAGTTCATCGGATTATCGCGATAACGTTTAACGTCAAACGTGCCGTCTTCGTTGCGGGTATAGTGGATTACTAGCGCCAAAATTCAATCTCCGAATAAGTATCTTTAAGGTCTTCCAGACTATCCAGTCTAACCTGTCTGGACGCCAGCTCACAGTGGCTTACCATTCCTTCGTAATATACCCCAGCATGCCACACTATTCGCCCCCTATGTTTCACTCCTAGTAGAACCGCGTCAAAATTCTGCGGTGTGACCGCTCGTACCAGACCTTTCGGATTAGAGTGGCCATCGTCGAAGGCGGCGCCTATTGCCGTTGGGCTTGTTACATCGAACATCGGTGTCGATAACCCCGCGTCCGCGCGAACGTTGCGGACGTGATGCCAGCAATTACGGCGGCGAAAGTCATACGGCAAGCCAGTGTAATCGATTAATATTCACGATGTCAGTATCCCGCGAAGTAAGGGAATCTCTTCCGGTGTCATCAGAATCCCTGTTGCCCGTTGGTTAAGCATCGGCGTACCGGTTTCCGCTGTGAATACGCCCTTTTCTTGCGTGAGTGTTTGTAACTCGTACACCACCGGACCGTCGCATGGGTATGTCAGGTCGGTACTTACATAACGGCGGAAGATGAATTTAGGTAACTCCTTATTATCATAGGGGATGCGGTCCATTTCCTCGTCTAGTATGTTAAGCACATCCGGCAGCGAAAAGGATGCGGTCTGGTCCATATCGTTATTGTTGGCCGCGTTCTTGGCCTCCATTGGCGTACCTTCGAATGTCACGACCTCCCCGGTCTCAAGAGTAGCTGTTAAATCGTCAGCCCCGCGCACAAGTAACCACCGTTTCGAGAGAAGTGGATGGTATATCTCAAGAGTTATAAAGTCCATCTCACCATCGGGATTAGACGCTAGTTTACGTCGGTATGCTGCTTCTACTGATTCCTGACTCATTGCATAGGGTCCCAGATTCGGGGGAATGTAGTCTGATACACTCCGTATGTTTTAAGAAATTCGCCCAGGCAATCACCATAGCACCCGTACAAATCGGGTAGGTTCTGGTTCAGGCAAGCATTGTTGGTTTCCTGGAATGGTGATTTCTCGGCGGTGGCCGTGAAGGTGATTACCCAATTCTTTCCGTCATCTGTGGACTCGTTCCACGTGGATGTTAACGTTACCTGGTAATCCTCAATACCCTGACCCAAGTCGTGCTTCATCCAGAAACTGGACGCACCACCGTCTACCTTTTCCATGAAACTGAGGAATGCCTGCCGCCCCAACGGCGATACGACCAGGGTAACGTTAATCGGAAACACGTCAAAATAGGTGTCGCGTCCCTGGCGAACCCCGCCACCGGCCAGGTCTACCCGCCACACGTTGTTACCGCGGGTCATCGAGTAGCCTTTCGATACTATAGGCCTCAAAGAGGCCGGGAAATGGTAATCGCTCATATCAATATCCTGGTTGGCCGCGTGTAGCGCGACGTGACTTAGAAATGGCGCTGTTACTATCTTGTAACGCTGAACTTACGGTTTCACTGATTATAATACGTAAACGACCTTCGTCATCGCGTTCTGTTGCAGCCGAATCAATTCTTCCAGTGGTGTTGTTCACGATAGTAACATTATCTCCACCGGATTTAGCGCCATTCTCGCCCATAATCTGTCGCATCTGCTCCGCCGTTCGGACACGGGAGGCGTTGGCAGGCATAATCACTTCTGGTTTACCGCGTTCGGCAATAGTAGACATCTGGCCTGCGGCCAGGTTGCCGCCCTGCTCGCGCGCGGAGCGAATCTTACCCACGTTGGCGAGACCTGCGGCTACGGCAGCAGCAGCAGCAACTGGCGCTAAAAATGGCCCTACTACTGGGATGGCCGCCGTTGATTTATACGCTTCTACTGCTGACGTGTACGTAGCGATTGTCGCCTGTGCGATGGCAAATGCTTTATATGCCGTTGATGCTTCCCCTAACGCGGACCCTATGTTGCTCGCCATATTGCCGAAAGCCGCGCCGGTCGCCTTCGCTCGGTCAAGGGAGTAAGATTCATCCATGGCGCTTAACGTTTGTTGGTAAGTTTCTTCGGCAATCAAACCCTGCGCATGAAAATCGTTAAGTTTTTGTAGCTTGACCTCGTACTGCCGGTCTAATTCCGCAAATTCTCCTTCAGCAAGGGCCTGCATCTGAGCGACATACGCATCCGCGGAGAACTGTTTTTCCAGGCGCTCTTTCTCGCGTTTATCTAACTCAGCCTGGCGGGCCGTATCCGCCTCGAGCATAATCTGCGTCTTAGCGGTTTCGTATTGCTGGTCACTAAGGAGACGGTTGCTGTAGAACTCCTGTAGCTTAGTAAGTTGCTCTTCTTGGTTAGCTTGTATCTTCTGGAATACGTCGTCGTTAAGGTGGATTGACTGATAATAGAAATCCTCAGCGGCTTTCTTCTGACGTTCGAATGCGTCGACGGATTTCTTAGCAGCATTGTCCGCGGAATCGCCTACAGAACCGTTGTCTTTACCCGACACTTTAAACTTACCAAGACCCTCGGCCTTGGCCGCTTCTTTATCGATGTCGTAAGCCGCGCGCTTCAATGCGATAAGGTCTTCCTGAGCTTCTACCTGTTCACGGAAACTTTTACGTGTCAGGTCAGTCACAGCTCTTTGGGTATCCATAGCAAGCGCTAACTGGAAGTTAAGGTTCTTGGCCTCGACCACCGACTCACCGGGGGTCAGCGCCGCCTTTACCAGACGACCGGCGTCTTGTGCGCCCTTAACCATATCTTCAAAAAACCGCTCCATCGCCGTGAATTCCTGGGCGATAAAGTCCAGGGCGTCCGCCGCGGATTCGGCTATCGTAGAAGCGGTTTCTTCTCCGCTCCCGGTGATGCTTTCGCTGGTATAGTTCCAAGCGGAGTTTAAAGCGTTTAGGGCGTCTCCAACCATCCCGAAGGCGGCGTCGAATGAGGCCTCTATAGCACCTCCGACTTCGGACGCCATATCACCCCACATCTTCATCTCAGCGACAAACTCACCTGACGCTACCCGAGAATTTATCTCCTGTATCAGGTCATCAACATAGCGTAAAGGTTCCGCCAGTGACCCTACATCTATACTAGTGGCAAGGGTCATCTTCAACTGAGACCATGAGTCTTCTGCGCTAGCAATAGCGCCATTGAGCGTGTTCGCCTGGTCTGCCATAGCGCCCGCGAAGTTCACGTTACCTATGTTAAGAAGATACTGCTCGATATCGGCGGCATTTTTCTTAACTACAGTGGTTGTTCCCTGGAAGGTGAATTCGATATCCTTTTGGTTCTGCTTGGCCTTGATACCGAATTCTTTCAGACGTTCGAATTCAAATGTACTCGCATCCGCCACCGCTTCAATCATCTGGCTAAGGTCTTTACCCATCGCCGACGCGGTATTGCCGTAAGAGCGGAGCGCTTCTTCCGATGGAGTTAGGCCTAGAGCTACCAGCTTACGGAATCCTTCGACCGCTTGCTCAAGTCCGTAAGGGGTGTCGCGGGCGAAGTCCTGTAAGATACTCAGGGCCTGCTTTGCGCCTTGCGTGCTTCCTGTTAGTGTTTTCAGGCTGGCGGACATCTTGTCCAGTTGCCGTTGTGACTCGACTAGTTCCTGAGCCGCCTTATAGGCTGCGGCGGCTACAACGGCAGCCAGTCCGGTGACCGCGGCCCCCGCAACTTTTGCAGATTTAGAGAGGTTATCAAGACGGTCTGATGTGGCCTTCGCGCCTTGTTCGGTTACCTTTACTACTAAGCTAGCTACATCAGCCATCGTTTCTACCCTCAAAAATGGCGTCTAAGCCCATGATAATTTCAGATTCAAACATCCCTATATTCTGACCTGAAATAGTGCTATACGCCACTAAATCTGACCAACTAAGTTGCTCTCTTGGGTATAGCTTTACGCCGTCGTCATCAACGCGGCGGGTGAATTTAACGTCACGATACTTCTCAAAAGTGGTGAGTAGTTCAGGGGGGCATTCAGGCCCGGCGTCCTGCGTTGTTTCTCCCGCGTCTTTTATTACCCCCATAGCGATAAGCGCGGCTTTGTGCCCATCGGCGATACTGTCAAACTTGCGCCTTTCGTGGCGGGTTATGAAGTTCCAACGGGCAAACTGAAACAACGCGTCTACTTTTCCTGCAATTGACGCAACTGTTCGTGGTGGAATACGACTACATGTTCCGCCAGGCGCTTATATTGGGTGAGAAGAGTCTTAAGATTTTCCTTAGTGAACTCATCATCGAGACTCCAGCCATTCACCAATTTCGAGAGCCAATTGTCGGTTTAGGTCTCCTGCCGCGTCTTCCATTTTTAAATTGTATTCTGAGAAGTCTTTTTGCTCTTCGCATTTATCCCGAAGCGGTTTTAATTTACCTACCGCCGCTCGGTACGCCAGGGTGAAGGCCCGCATAGCTTTAACCGCAACATCAGCCTCAGGAGAGACAACGTTCAACCATTCCCCTGAATCTGTACCATCTTTTAAAGGAATCGGCATACGCGCGCCTTTTCTCGGCTTCTGCTTCGTAGTAAAAATCGCTAAGTTTCATAGTAATACCCTTTGGTTAGTCGGTTACTGGTTGGTAGTTGCGCCAGGCGGGAACCACCCGCTTTTCCGGTGCGACCGTAGGCGCCAAATAAGAATAACAAAATAGCTTGCATAACCGTTAATAGTGGCCTATTATCCTTACGTCAACTAAACAATATGAGGTTAAGAACATGGGCGTTTCTATCGGTGTTATCGCGTTTATCTATTTCATTCCGTTCCTGGTAGCCTTGCTACGTAATCATAAAGCGAAATTAGGAATATTCATATGCAATCTTTTACTGGGGTGGATTCTTCTGCCGTGGGTTGGGGCTCTCATCTGGGCCTGTAACTCTAATGTTAATTGGTAAATAATCTGGCTTAATCAAAATTACATTATTAGAATCAGGTTTGTCTTAAGCAATCGGGGGGGGAATAAGCATGGTCACTCGTAAAATAACAGATGAACAGTTGCAGCAAGAGCTAAACGCTGGTCTCGGCCCTACTGAAATAGCCAAAAAGTACAATATGTCCCGCCGTAATGTTCAGCTTCGTTCTGCGCGCCTGGCGAAGAAAGGTGTTGGTCACGGTCGCGACGTAAGCCATCTGGTGCCGGATGGGTATAAGATTAAGGGTACGTCGTCACTGGTGGATGAGTTCGGCAATACGAAACTTCAGTGGGTTAAGACTGACGCCGACGCCGAGCGTCAGGTCGAGTTGATGCGAGCCGTAATAGATGGGATGAAGTCCGATATTACGCCAGTTTCTTCGGTCCCTCGGCCTAAAAAGCGACTAAACGAAAAGTTGCTAAATCTTTACACGGTTTCTGACTTCCATTTAGGTATGTTGGCCTGGGCGGATGAGAGTGGCGACGACTGGGATATGAAGATTGCAGAAGACCTGTTCTCGAGATGGTTCGACGCGGCGTTTCAGAAGGCGCCTGATGCCGGTGTGGGTGTTATTAACCTATTAGGGGACTTTGCGCATTTTGACAGCCTTGATGCCGTTACGCCTGCCAGTGGCCATGTACTGGACGCGGACACGCGTTACCAGAAACTGGTGCGCTACAA